AGCGTTAGAATTACATAATAACAAAATATTAGACTACATTATTTACAAGTAATAAACAATACATTAAATATTAACGCCTAGGTTTTACATAATTTTCGAGGTATACAGGGTTTCTTAATCCATACGTCTGAAATGCAACATAAAATTGCAAGCTTTCGCAGACAGGTTAAAACCGAGGATTCTCGTTGTGTTGTGTTGTTGCGTATTTTATAACAGAAGAAATAACTCAAGTAGGACTCACCGAAACTCGTCAATCAAACAAGCCAAATGAGATAGGTTGGAGGAACCGGCACAATGAGACCGATTTACCTCAACTTCATCAAGTGGAGTGTTTAGTGAAAGCGAACCTTTCGTTCCATCTTTGTTGTCTTTCGTAACTTCTATTAAATTTACGACTAAGTATGTGTGTAAGTTATGTGTTTATACAATACAATTATGCAATAAAAGAAATAAAATATAATAAAACAAAACTTCTTATAAATCCCAGTCCACATCAAAATCAAAAGCGTCCTTAAACTCCTCATCATCTCCAAGATAATATTCAATCGCATTAGTACCTCGCTTACTAACACCTTCCACATAAGCAATCTCTTGCTTATCTCTTATTTTGATTTCCCACAACTTGAAATCAAAATCTACAGATACTCTTTGCTGCTTCAACTGCTCTCGCAACTGATCAACAGCCTCTTCACCATGATGTGCCATCATCTGCATAGCCACATCAATCTTCTGGGTCATAATCGTCTCATCACCCGTGTTAACTTTCTTTTCCCATATCAACTCACGGTGTATCACTTTTCGAGGTAACGGGCACGCCACATATCCATCCCTCTGAATAAACTCAGATTTCAAGAAACTCAAATTAGACACTGGTTCAAAAGGAATTATTGCTGCTTCCTTATTTGCAGCTGTCACAGTCATACCAACAAACTTCATCACCTCCTTTATAGTCTTTCGATTATAAAAACTTAACACTTCATCTGTCACTCCCATGATCACATCATCACCATACGCCAACATGCGAACATTCTCGTCAAAATCTTTCAAACTCGGTTCCAGACCCGCAGAATCCTTTGCCACCTGATACGCTATCAGCATGAGGTATAGATTCTCAACCGTGTTGGTTATCTCTGTTCCAACAATCCCCGATGGTATTCC